AAGGATTTTAAATAAGTCTGTGAAGCCCCTTTTTAGGAAATTAATCCCGTTTAATGCATTTCCGGTGCCGATTCGCGCAAACATCTGATTGATTTGATTGACAGACACCGCGGTTTGTACCTTTGCATTATTAATGCTGCTAGACATATTCTGCAGACCGGTTACTTTTGGTGCGGAATTGGCCGGGGGTATTTTTACATTGATTCCTTTAAAGCTTCCTACCTGCTGGCTTTTAACGGCCATTTCATCTATCTTTTTATTGACCGCATCCCACTGTACACCAAGATTCTCAATTTTCCCCTGCAGATTAATGATACTTCCTTCTGTTTTTACAATCTGCTCCTGGATTTTTAATTTTTTAGATTCATTAAAGGTGCGTTCATGTGATTCCTTTAGGCCTGCAAGTTTCTCCTCTAGAACATCGATCTGCTTACCTAAATTATTGATAACCGCTTCTGTTTGGTCCGCCTGTCTTTGAAGAATCTCAGTTGTGGTATCTACCTTGATTGTAGGCATTTTTATAGGCGGTCCTCTTGGCTTTGCAGGGCTTACATTCTTACCGGATAAAGCTGCGTTGTCTGTGGCGTAGGGGGCAGCATTGACGTCAGTAAACCGGGAAAGTGCCTTTTCAATAGCAGCGCCCAGACGTTCTCCTAAGTTATCAATCTCAGCCCCCGCTTTCCCGAAACACTTATCCAGGGCGGCGTTAATTGTGCTGGTAACATTTTGCATTGTTCCCTTTACCTGATCGTCCATGTCCTTAAACATTTTTTCAGTGTTGACACCCACCGTTGCTTTTTCAAGACTTCCCTTTAACCCGGTACCAATCTTCTGGGCAGCATCTGAGATCTGCCGTCCAATGTCGGACTGCACCTCTAAATCCAGCCCGATTCTTCCTACGCTGTCGCTCATCATCTCACCTGCCTTTCATAGAAAAACGGGCATTCTATCCGAACGCCCGCGCAAATAATTCCTGTATTTCTTTTACTGCTTTTGCTTTTTCCTCTTCTGTCATGCCCTCAATAGGATTATGACGGTTTCGCCAGCTGTTCCTAATCTCATGCTGTGCCTTTGTAAACTGTTTCAGCATGTCCTTATCTTCTTCACTGCGGATACTTACAATCTGCCCTAACGGGGTCTTTGGCATGATCCCGGACAATAAAGTGCAGAACTCTTTCCAGTCCATGTCCTCCGCTTCGACAAGGCGAATATTGTATTGCATGGCAAAGGAGGATTCTATCAGCTCCCAGTCTTCAAAAATATCATACCAGGAACTAACTTCTTTTCTTCCCTGCCTGTCTTTCCTCCCCGGCTTCAGCCTCAACCTTTTCTAAGTCCTCATTGGCAATCGCTGCCATGATAACATTGACAATAAGGCTCAGATTATCCATTGTGGGATCCTGAGACATAATGTATTCGAAGGCTTCTTCTCCCAGGGTGATTTTGATGATAGCATCAATCTTGTCAAATTCATCCTTCTCCGGATCCTCCGTGCATGCCCGGATAAAAAGTACTGCGCTTTTGCTTGTATTTATCTTGAACTCGTGGTCTACGTCAATTTTGACTGTAGGCCGTTCCTTTCCGCTCTGTAATCTTGCAACAATATCGTAGGCTCTTGCCATATCTATCTCCTCCTTATTCTCCCGTCGCAGTACCAACTGCAGGTGTATAAACTGGTCTTCCATCTCCCACCATATCAAATTCTAACGGTGCTACACTGGTGGAATCGCCGCCATAAATTGACTTAACATCTAATACGCAATCATATACCAGGGTTGCACCATCGGGAAAATCAACGGAAGCCTTTGTGCTGCAATCTAGCCCATCCTTCCAGGCAATACCTGCTACATAATCATTTCCCGGATCCCCAATGTTACGTTTTCCCTTTAAGCTGACCTTGAATTTCTTGGCGGTCATCAGGGATCTTGCCCAACCTTTTGTTGTCATGGGTGTCCAGTCCTGGACGCCTCCATCAATGCTGATTTCAAAGCTTTCCATATCAGCAATTTCTTCCATATCACTTTCTTTACTGGCTTTTCCTTTTGTTCCGATCTTGAACACTAAGCCGTAAACCGGAAATACTCCTAAACTTGACATATTATCATCCTTTCTTGTAATAAATCACAAAATTAATTACATGTTCATAGATACCTTTGCTATCCGTCCCGACACTCACAGGGGAATCCGTTCGCATATCGAATAGAAACACCTCGTTGTCACCTATGATACCGCATTTCCCATATAAGAGATCATACAGCTCCTGCGCTTTTGCTTCCGCGGAAACTGCATCCACTCCCCAATGGACCAGGACGGATACTGCCTTGGTATCATAGGACTTATTTTTTAAGCCGCCTATTGGGATAGGGCGGTCAGGCCCCTGTGTGGGATATATGCCGATACACTGTTTATCGTTTCCATTGATTTTTCCAATGTACCAGCAGGGGCACTCTATTTTAGATTTCAGAAAATCCTTTACCTCTGTCAGCGTCATGTTATCAACCCTTTCGCATTTGCTTTCAGACGGGCCTTAAAGGCATTTTTAAAGAAGTCTTTCTTAGCGCCATCAATATATTCCTGAAGCCAAAGTCCCCCGGCGTTCTGGTTTTTGTCAGTCCGAAAGTTATACTCTGGGTGCCAGTAAAGCCGTCTTGCATAAGGAGTATCATAAACAATTTGATACTTAGACCTGGACTTCTTTTTCATGAAGGAACTACGCTCCAACTCACCGGTCTCCTTCGGGACCACCTGACTGCTTACAATGTCAGATTTTACAGCAGCAACCGCCTGTTGAATCGATGGCTCTATCGCCTCCTGGATCTCTTTAAGCTTCCCCGGATCCAGTTTGACCGTGACATTCACCCTCATTAGATCAACCTCAATTCCGTGTAATTAACTGTCCCGTCCGGGTTCCTAACTTTAAGGGCCTGCATGATAGTTCTCTCTTTCCCAAAGATCGTAGCTTCTCCCCCGCTAATTACAGGTAGACCAGTGCAGATATCACCAGGAAATAGAGCAATTCCTGATATCTGCACTAATTTCTGATCTGTATCCATAATCATTTTAGCGGAATCCTGATAGTTGCATTTTAAAGACAGTTCCGCCGCCACCAAAGGACCACCTGACTCAGACAGCCCTTCCTCGTGGAGGACTAGCGCAATATCCGTCTTACACAGCCGTTTTGACACCAAACATGGATATTTCATAGGCTCACCTCGCTAACCGGCAGCATAGGCCTGTCTGGGACAGCTGTGAGTATATGTCTCGCTTCATGGCAATACCCTTATCCGTGAAAACATTCCAGGAGCTCCCAAACTGAACCGATGCACCATTAAGGCTGTAACTGGATAGGATCGTGCCGATCTCATCCGCATTCTCATATTCAAAATCGGCCTGCTGACAGATCACTTCCTGAATGACTTCTTGCTGAAACTCGGTCAAATTGGAAAATCCCCGGCCCACAATGCGGTTGTAGGTCAGGGAATCAATATGACGGCTGGATTGCCGAAGGTGCCTTTCCAGCTCTTCCTCCGGTACTATGCTTCCTTTATAGGTTCCTTTGTAATATTCTGGTGTGACATAGGGGACATAAGGCATATTACTCACCGCCTTCTGACTCAAACTCCTTGATTTTCTTAACGATTCCAGATACTGTGGCTGCTCTTCCTAAGTCAATGCCCTTTTCGTAAGCAAGCGTTTTCAGAAGATTAATAACGTCCGTCTGATCTTCTGTGCTTTCACCCGCTGCTTTCAGCATTTCCAATTCTTCTTTCAGAGCCGCATAATCACCGTAAGGCACTGTTTTACCTCTTCCATATGCAATGATATCTCCATCATCGTCTATGATATCAAATCCGCTGTCCTGATAAGATTTCTGCTGGCTTTCGACAATGACGTACTCTTTATTTCCTTTTGATGCTCTCATGCACTAATCCCTCCTTATTAAGCTGTCACGTTCATAGAGCAGCCGGGTACTTTCTTTTCAAGCAGGAACAGATCTCCGTAATTGCGGTTCTGATACAGATATCCATCAGCTGTCCGGCTGTCTGTACCGGGTGTGAACAGTTTGATATAACTGTATTTGTCCCTGGCAACCACACAAGAAGTATGAATTAAAATCCAGTTGATCTGTTCTGCACCGGCTGTCGCTACACAGCCGTCCGTGAAGTCATACTTCGTTTTCATTCTGGCAGCTGGAACCTTCTTAATGGTTACGTCATCAAGGGAATGCACCTTCCGGTTGATGGTAGAAGGGGATGTCACAGTCATTACTCGTTGTAATCCCTCCGCCTCCTTTACGATCTTAGCCATAGTTGGCGTTACATAAAGCATACGTCCTTCCTCCGGAACGCTGGCCTCATCCATGATCGCCATTTCCGTATCAAATGCCTCCAGGAAGTTAGCTGCTGTAATTACTGTGGAATCAATGCGCCCGGTGTATTTTGTTAATTCTGCGTGAAGCTTAGAGAACCGGTAAGAATCCTTTTCCGGAATCGCCTGCTCCGTTTCAAAGGTGTTCTGGATATTTGCCACAGACAAAGTAAGATTCGTCTCATCGATATCCATAGGATCCACGAAAAACTCAATATCACGATCATGTTCCAGTTTCTTAGGTTCCCAGTCATTGGCAAGCGTACCAGAATTAAAGCCAGGGGTCCTGGTGTGGTCCTTGTATCCAGATACCGTCATTCTAGGTAATTTAATTGTTTGTGCGTTTAAGAACTTCACCTGCTGGTTACTCTGCGCAAGGGCATCGGAACAAAGTTCCTTTGCATACTTCTGCTGAAGGAGCTGGGTGAAGGTTGTTGCATAATCATATACTGCCATGTATTAATTCCTCTCTTTCATTAAAGTCCAAATGCCTGTTTTAAGGCATCATCAGTTGCTGTTTGCTGCTGGCCGGTTCCGGTAGTTCCTACCTGTACAAACCCGGAGGCCTGGGCTGGTTGTGGTTTCAACGCTGGTACATCTTCCAGAACCTTGTTTAAAGCATTTTTCATTGTCTCTTCATTGATCTTTCCGTCCTGCCCCATGGCTTGACTTAGATCAGCCATCTTAAGTAAGTAAGGGATCGACTTTACATCCAATCCCAGGCTGATTGCCGTCATCGTGGCTGCTTTGTCAATCATCGCCTGCTGGGCTGCAGCCTGTGCCTGTGTAAGCTGCGTCTGCATTGCATTCACATCCGGCTGGGATGCCGCTTTCTGCTGTTTGAATGCTGCTATGGCCTGGCTCATTTCCTCCTGACTTAGCCCCTGTTGTTTGAGGTACCCTTTCAGGACGCTGTCCTCTGTTGCTGCCTGTTTACCCTCGACCAGCTGAATAATCTTATCGTAATCAATCGCAGGAGCTGCGGCCGGGGCGGCTGGTGGGGTTGTGGTTGCCGGCGGGGTAACGGTGCCGGATCCAGATCCGTTCTGCCCTCCATCAGCATCAAACATAGGCATAAATCTTCCAAATCTCATTTTATAATCTCCTTTCACAGTTAAATGGTGTCTCCATGTGCTGTCTGCACGAACAGTTGATAACAGTGTGTCTCACCGTAGTTTATAGCGCCTTCGGGCATAAAAATAAGACGCATAACCCTGCGCCTCAAAGGGAGATATCTGGATCACTTTACCCTTTCTTATCCTTATCAATGAAATCTAACAGCATTTTTAAAGTTACCAAAATGGTAATGCAAATAATAGCCGTGATCCGCACTCCTGTTGTCATGTGGGATCTCCTTCCTGTTGCATCTTGACTCTACTTCGTTAATCCACGTGTTTTTTCCCGATCGTGAGCTCTTCGCAGCTCTGGGTGATGTTCAAGATGTTCTTTCATCATCTTATGTAACTCGAACAGCTTATCGTTTGCTAACTTTACTGTGGCCCCTTGTGCTGCCCCCTCAGCTATTCGCTTCCATTTTCGTATCTTCCTCTCGATCGCTCGCTGTATCTGTTCTGCTTCGTAGTTTTCTTTGGCCTTTTTTTCGTCCGGCACAGCAGGGAGTACCGTTAAATCCGGGAAATATGTTGTCAGGGTATGGCGGCAATTCGGGTGCAGCAGTCCTGCTTTCATAGCTTCTGACAAGAGGGGGACTCCTAGTACTTTCGCTTCCTCTGCTGTTCCGTGGCTAAAAACATCATCGACCAGTACCTTACCTTGCCATGGTGCACACTTTGAGCAGGTATTGGCATGAGCAGATACAAAAACGGTGTGAATCCCCCATTGATCCCTTAACTTTCCCTCAGCAAGAAACGTCGCCCGCTGGGAGGCGGTACGCAAAGCCATTTCCGCATAACTGGCGATATTTACCCGCCTGCCAGTTTTATACTCAATACAATTAATTCCGGCATTTAAGAAATCCTTTGTAGCCATGTCGATTGCCTGATCTAATGTTTTAGTGCCCGCAGACATGTACATTCCGGTCTTATAAATGGTCTGCCTGTAGATATCATCCATGTATCTCCAAACAGCTCCTTGTGCCTTTTGCATATCCCCTGCAACCTGCGTCTTTAAATCAGCCATCTTTTGATTGTTATCTTTTCCGGTTAAGGTCTTTTCTTCCCCTTCTGGCCGGAACGTTCCTTCGGCAGTTTCCTGCATAGCATTTACTTTATCCACGTTTATATCAAAAAAGCTTTCTTCCTGCTTCGCTGGTATATCTATTTCTTTTTTTTCTATCGAAACCGGTAACCTTAATGACTTGCCAGCGGTACTGATCAGCCGATACAACGCCTTCTTTGCCTTATCAAAGCTTCCTTGCAGTGCACTGTCAACAGTTTCCTTGATCTCAGAG